TCTGTATGTGCTGCCTTCTGTCAGTAGAAGTGTGACATCAGATGTCGCAGTAGACCCATCGATAGCATATTTATTAGATGAACCAACATTATGATAAGGATGGTTTGAAGGATTGCCGCCAACAACTGTAGTTATTAAAGTTATCGTTCCTGCTGCTGGTGTATAAGATGTGCCACCCATGTAATTATGGTTAGTGCAATAGTAGTACAAAGTAGGCGCACCAGCAGCCACCGTTATTTCAGTGTAAGCCCCAGCATTTCCAGGAGTGCCTGATGTCGTCACCCCAGTTGTGTATTCGCTACCTCCAGCATGCGTCCCATTGGCTGTGGTGCTAAACCGCAATGGGTGGCCATTGTTGGAAGATGCAGATTGGTCAAAGCGATATGTTTGTCCCTCTTGCAAATAAAGCCGCTGTTGAAGAACACTATCAACATAATATCTGTTGCCAGCGGCTATGGCTCCGACAGTTATGGCATATTCTAGGTAAGTTGCGCTGGCTGTAGCAACTTCGCCGGAACCGGATGATCCTGTGACGCCGATTTCTGTAGTAATAAGCAGTGAAATAGTGCCAACAGCACCTGTTCCACCAGCTCCAGTTACGGCTGTGTTTTCTACATCAAATCTGGATATGCGACCAATGAAGCCTGTCCCATGAACACCAACTCCTGGCCTTTGACGAGGATCTACGAATGGATCATAATTAAATCCAATAAATATTTTAACATTCTCTGGATCGTTGTCTGGCCTTGGGCTGAAAAGAGCTGTTGCATCAACAACATTTTTCGCAGGAGTCAACTGCGGCTGCTTTGGCTCCCAGTCTTCTGGGGAAACTCTGAGGCCATCCCAAGTTGTCTTGAGCTGAGTATAAGGCACACGTAGTCCAGAGCGATCACTTATCGCTAAAGATTTCTTGCCCTTTGCATACCTAACTCTTGCCATCAGTAAAGGTTCAATCCTCTTGGTCGGACTCTCATTGAAACGCCATCATTGTCTGTGGCTGCTGCGAACTCGAATGCTCTTTCATAAACCTGATTCAACAGGTTGAATTTATCAGGAGCATATTTCATTGCCAACTTGCTCGCCAGCCCAGCACAAAGACAATCCGTCCACCTGTAAGGGATGTCTGCATCTTGGTTGCTAGCTGATATATCTTCTAGCTGGTTTATTGACCAATAAAGCAAGCTGTAGTCACCAGTGTCCGGAACTTGCCAAACATTTATCGTTGGGGTGTAGGTTTTGTCCAGCATGTATTGGCTTGGCTTACCAGAAGATGTTTTGTTTGGCAGCTGGTTGTATGCAGAAAGGCTTACTCTTTGAATGGTGGTGTCAGTGGTGGTGCCATTTGCTGTCTGTCGAATCACGACATCTATCATGTCTATGGTTCCGACTGGCAACGTATAAGTGATCTGGTCTTTCACCAAAGCCAATGTATTATTTTGGACAGCCCAATAATTTATGCCACGGTTAGCAAACTCGCTAAAAAGCAAATTAAGGCTCCTGCGAGCTGCCTTGGCCTGATAGCCTGTTCGAGTTTCGTCATCAATCCCGCAACGCTCAAATGATTCAGCGATTATCTCTTCAACATCTGGTCGGAAAGAGTATGTGTTCGATGTCGCCATTTGGTTTTCCTATGAGTAGTGTTTTTTCATCCGCAGCACGATGTTGTATGTGTCTCCAATTGCACCAAGACCAGTCGTAGTGAACATTATGTCCCCAGTTGTGCTGCCATATTCTACAGTCGAAGGCAACCCACCGAACTTGCTGAAGTCTTGATAACCAATATCATCCTCAGCCATGTGCATCATAATAACATCTGTTCCAGCATCTGCCTCTACCAGAACCGTCATTCCTTGAATTATCCACCAGCACTCCAAAAGGCTGACAGAGTTGCAAGAAACACCAGCAGCACTTTTTGCCAAAGTTGACACATCAACTTTTTTTACAGCATCTTCATCACCAGCGTCAACGTATTGCAATTGGAATGCCATGACCACTTCGTTGGTGTTTTCAGAAAGCGTTTTCACGCTCGTAATATTAGCCATCTATGACCCTCCTGTAAATTATTGGTGGGCTTTGCACCCACCAACTAATTTTATGTGACGTTGTTGCTTTGAGCATAAACAACCGTCACAGCACCAACACCATTACCAGTGTTCGCTGTGGTCACGATAAGCCTGTGATCGCCTGTGCCTGTGTTCAGCCACTTTGTCGTGCGAGTCGCGTCTGTTCCAGGACTAGCAGCGACAATACCAACAGCATTACATTGAATAGCTCCAGCAGCAGTCAGAGTGGTTGCCGCACCAACGCTACCCAAGCCAAGAGTCGTTGCTCCACCACTCCAAGCTGTTTTGACAGTAACATCGATTGATATAAGCTGACTGTTTGGTGGGATAATAATATCTGTGGTGGTTGTTGTTGCTGTTTGATCAATCACAGCTGTCTGGGAAAGAACCGCAAAGCCTGTGTTCTTCATGTCAGAACCGACTGTTGTGCCTGTTGTTACTTTGATTGGTCCAGCTTTGACTGGTCCTGAAAAAGTTGTAGTACCCATTATGAATCTCCTGTCTGGGTTAAGTCAGCTCTCGCTGTCAGGATGAAAGGGAGGACAGCTGCCCTCCCCAATTTTTATGCGCCTTCTGAGCCGAAGATGCCACGCCAGTCAGTGAAGCCGAAAGAGTAGCGTTCGCGAACTTTGTAGCGAACATTGCCAGTCTCGAAATCACCTTCCATGCCTTTTTTCATAGGCGAACGCTGGAACATTTTCAGACCATCAGGAACGTCAGTTTGGATAAACCAAGCATCAGCATCCGACAAGCGACGCATCACATGATAGCCTTTGGGCAGGTAGCCGCCAGACTTGACTGCGTTGATGTCGTTGTCTGCTGTTCCTGTGCGCAGATTGGACTCTAAGAGACGCTCTGCTACGAACTGGTATGCAGTTGGGATAACCAGCTGAGTACCTTGAGCAGCAATCCGGAGCCCACGATCGTCTTTCATATCAGAGATTTGAATGAGGACAGATTCGAGGGAAGTTTCCGAAAGGTCAGCCGCTGTTCCAAGAACATTGGACTGAACTCCATGCGTGGTTGGGTGCGCAGCACTCAAAAGAGTAACACCATCCCCACCTGTGAAGCCACCAGCTTGCGCATTGTTCAAGACATTAGCGGCCTTGATCTCTTTGGTCGAAGACATCGACCGCGCAAGAGCTTTTGTGTAGCGAGAAGCGATTGAGCCATACTGGCCATCCTCTTCAGCTTCCTCAGTGATTGAGAATGCCAGAGCAATCGTTTCGTGCTGGTAGCGAGCAGTCCACTGTTGGGAAGCAGCATCGTAAGATACAGCCGCACCTTCAGATTTAGTTGGAGCTGATGCAAAACCTTGCAGCAAGACATCTTCTTCAAATGCTTTCTGCGAAGTGTTGCTTTCAAATACCGCAGCATACTCAGCTGGATATGAGTCGTACTCAAGACCGAAGAGCGTGTTCAGTCCTGGCTCAAGCATTTTTGCAAATGATGCTCTATTCATTGCCATCGTTCAGACCCTCCTTATATACCAGCTACATTTGTACCAAGAAGGTGCTCGTTGATTAACACCTCCATGATAGCATTTGCGCCGAATGCGTTGTCTGGAGTTTCATGCAGAGCAAGGATTTTGCAAGTAGCAATACCTGCAGCCATTGTTCCACTAATCTCAAAACCAGATTGACCAGTCAAAGTTGAACCTGCACCAGCAACAACATCAGCACAGTTGCCGATATTCGTCTGGGCTGGGGTTCCAGCAGACTGAACCTTGAAAACAGTGTATGGATCGTCATACACATATGCTATGATGTCTGTAGCAACTGTGCCTGAAGGCCAGTATTCACTATAAACATACGAACCATCTGCAGCGGTGTAAGACACACCAGCAAAAACACCAATGTTGTTGGTCTCTGTTGCTGTGTGCGGAGTAAGCAGACCTGTGTTAATCAGAATCACCAGATCACCCATAAAGATGTTCTCAGCAAGACCGCTAGCAATGGTGTACTTATTAGCACGAGGTGAATTACCGCTCATTTGGCGAACTGGGACGAACCCAAATGCGGCATCTACATTTGCCATATTATCGCTCCTTAGCGTTAAAGATTAATCATTCATGACAGAAACCGATCTGCCACGGCTAACTTCAGACTTCCGATCTTGATAAATCGGCTGCCCATTATTCTGTCCTAACGCATCAAGCTCTCCAGAAATGGATTCATTCTGCTCTTTGTTCCTGTTGTTGTACCAAGCCTTCTGCGACTCTCGTTGTTCAACAGGCATTTCGCAAAGCAGCATGCCTTCAATTCCAATAGATCCTGCCCACTGGCCGTGGTTGATGGTCGGAAACAACTCATCTTTAACGGTATCAGCAGGGCGTGCGGACCAACCTTCACGCATACGCTTGTATACGTTGTCTGGCGAGTCCTTACCCTGAATCGAGGTTGTTACCCATCGTTGGACCATGCCAGGACGAGGCTTCGGTGCATCTAACAACGATGGTGGTTTCCATGCGGTCAAAGGACGAGCCTCTTCTGCACGGACTTCTTCGCGAGTCTCAGCTGCGCGTACATTGCGGGACTTTGTCATGACTTAGCTCCTTGCCTGTTTTTGAATTTCAGCTGCATATTGCTTCAGCCCTTTTTCGTCAGTGATGCCCAGCTCTCTGGCCATTCGGAGTTGATCTTGAGTCATTCTAGTCCTGCCGTTTGTGCGAGGTGCTCCTGAACCGCCTGCAGTTGGCGCTACTGGTGCTCTGCTTTTTGCTCGTGGTTTGCCTTGCACTTTCCCTGAGTTTAGCTCAGGAAACACGTTTCGTAAACGAAAATCTAACTGATCGTAGTAATCTTCGGAATCTTTGTCGAATCCTTCGAGGTCCAACTGCACATCAATTGCTCTGGCTGCAGCTGTTTCTCGCTCATAACCGTTGCTGTTGAACCACCTATTCTTCTCCCACCAGCCCATGGCTTTCTGGGGAGCTGGGTTTTGCGCGGCCTGTTGTGCGCGGCCCACAGTCGGGGAGGCTGCTTGTTGAGCTGCCATCTGCTTTTGCATCTCAGCCACTCGCATAGCAGCTCTCATGTCAGCGAGTTGCTCACTGAAAGATACCTGAGCTTCTGTGTCGCCTTCTTCAACAGCCTTGGAGAGAGCAGCACGAGTCTGCTTGTATCGCGTGTTGAACTGGTTTTCAGCTTGGTGCTGGTTGCCTTGCTCTAGACGCTCTAGACGAGACTTCAGCTGCGCAGTTTCCTCTTGGTATTGACGAGACTGAATCTCAGCTTCTCTGCGTTGGTCCACTAGCTTTTTGATTCGCTTCTGGACTTTGCCGCTGTACTCTTCTTCAGAGTCTTCTTTCACAGCTTCTTGCTTTTCCTCTGGGGAGTCGGAATCATCTGTGACTTCAATTTCGAAATTATCATCTTGGCCAGAAGTTTTCTTGGCCTCAG